AGCCAGTACTATATTATTATGCATTTTAACCGTAATAAAGCCGTACTCAAAGATTGTGCTCAGCAGGTACAATATACCCGCAATGAAGAAATGCTACATGCTCAAGTAGGCATCAAACTTATTAACACAATGCGTGAAGAGTATCCAGATCTATTTGACGAAGAAATGGAAGCTCGTATTCGTGAAGAATGTGTAGACTCATTAAAAGCTGAAAGTGCTGTGATTGATTGGATCATGAGTGAATACTCTGTTGAAGGATTGGACGCTAATATTCTTAAATCATTTATTGCTAAACGTATGAAAGATTCACTTGATCAAATCGGATTTGACTCAAGCGAGATCTACTATAACCAGCACCATATCGACCAAACTTATTGGTTTGACGAAGAATTACTTGGCGCTAATATGACAGACTTCTTCCAAAAGCGTCCAGTTGAATACGCGAAGGGAAAAGGTATTACTGCAGACGATTTGTTTTAAGGAGAAATAGAATGATTGATACAACAGAAAACTGGTGGTGGGCAAATGAAGACTCACGTTTATTTTTAAGCCGTGGATATATTGATGGCAATATGACTCTTGAGGAAAGAGTGCGTGAAATAGCAAAGTCTGCAGAAACTATTCTCGACGCCGAAGGTTTCGCAGATAAGTTCTATCATTATATGAGCCGCGGATATTACTCGCTATCATCTCCAGTGTGGTCAAACTTTGGTACAAAAAAAGGTTTACCTATTTCTTGTAATGGCGTATTTATCGAAGATTCTATCGATTCTATTTTATCAAAAGTCGGTGAAGTGGGAATGCAAACTAAAATGGGCGCAGGTACCTCTGCGTACCTGGGTGACCTGCGCCCCCGCGGGACAGAAATTAAATCTGGTGGTTCAGCTGACGGCCCAGTACATTATGCTAATATGTTCGAAACTACTGTTGATATTATTTCACAGGGTAATGTACGTCGTGGATCTATGGCGGTATATCTTGATATCGAATCACCGGACGTTATGGAATTCTTAGAGTGCCGTGAAGAAGGATCTTCTATTCATAATCTATCTCTTGGTGTTTGTGTCTCAGATAAATTTATGTCAGAAATGATTGAAGGTGATAAGGCAAAAAGAGAAGTATGGGCAAGAGTTTTACGCAAGCGGCGCGAATCAGGATATCCATATATATTTTTCTCGGATACTGTAAACAACAACGCTCCTCGTGCTCTACGTGAAACCGGAAAGCGCATCTGGGCCTCTAACCTATGTTCTGAAATTGCCCTTCCGTCATCTATAGATGAGTCGTTTGTATGTAACTTAGCATCAATGAATGCCTTAACTTTTGATGAATGGCAACACACTGATGCAGTAGAAACTATGATTTATTTCTTAGATGCTGTGATGGAAGAATATATCGACAAGACTGCTAATATTAAATTTATGGAATCATCTCATAACTTTGCAAAGAATTGGCGTGCTCTTGGTCTTGGTATTCTTGGATGGCATTCTTATCTACAATCTAAAATGATTCCTTTCGAAGGCCTGCAAGCACAGATGGAATGCATTAAGATGGGTAAGTTTATCGATGACAAATCGTTAGCTGCCACAAAAGAACTTGCTGAAGAGTATGGCGAACCAGTAGGAATGTTGGGATACGGCGAACGTAATCTTACTCGTTCTGCAATTGCTCCAACTACATCATCATCGTTTATTCTTGGGCAAGTATCACCATCAATCGAACCTCTCGCTTCTAATTATTTTACTAAAGATTTGGCTAAAGGTAAATTCACCTATAAGAATCCATTTTTAAAAAATCTTTTAGCAGAAAAAGGTAGAGATGATTTTGAAACATGGGAGACTATTCTTATTCGCGGCGGGTCTGTCCAGCACTTAGATTTCTTAAGCGATGAAGAAAAATCAGTATTTAAAACGTTCAGTGAAATCACTCCATTGTCTATTGTTCAACAGGCTGCTACAAGACAGAAATATATAGATCAAGCCCAATCGCTTAATCTTATGATTCATCCTGAAGTTTCAACGAAGGATGTGAATGCACTACTTATAGAAGGTTGGAAATTGGGCGTAAAAACATTTTACTATCAACGATCAGCAAACCCAGCACAAGAACTAGTAAGAGATATTATGGCTTGTGCATCATGTGAGGCATAAATGGAAGAAGAAACCTATTGGACAGAATGTGAAATATGCGATAATGTTGTGAAGGTAGTCGTCATCGAAGGTGACGACTCCCCCGCAATATGTCCTATGTGCGGAGAAATGGCAGACTTTAAAGAGATAGACGAATGATATATAGTTCTATAACGGAGCTATATAATGTGGTACTATCAAGATAAAGAGTTTAACGAAACGCCTGAAGAATATCAGGGATTTGTGTACTGTATAACTGAAAAAGATACTGGTATGAAATATATCGGTAAGAAGTTTTTCTGGAAACCTAAAATTTTACCAAAAAATTCAAAACGTAAAAGACGTGTCAGAACACGAGCAGAATCTGATTGGCGTAAATATTTTGGCTCAAGTAAAGAAGTCAAGCTTTTGGTAGAAGAGAAGGGCGAAGATAATTATCATAGAGAAATATTAAAGTTATGCAAAACAAAAGGCCAATGTAATTATTACGAGATGAGATACCAATTTAAATATGACGTATTATTAAAACCTGAAGAATATTATAACGCTTTTATTGGAGGAAAAATTCATAGAAAGCACATTTTAAGTGTACATTCAGACGACGACGTGTTAGAATAGGCTTATATACTAGGAGATTATTATGATTCTTATTGACTATAGCGCCATTGCAATCAGCAATATCGTAACACAAAAGCTAGATATACAAGAAGATATGGTTCGCCATATGATTCTGAATTCTATTCGTATGTACCGTTCTAAGTTTAAAGAAAAATATGGTGAAGTCGTTATTGCCGGTGATGCAGGAAACAATTGGCGCTATGGTGCATTTCCTCAATACAAAGCTGCACGTAAAAAGAATCGTAAAGAATCTAAGATGGATTGGCAGGAAATCTTTCGTATCATTAATTTGGTATGGGAAGAACTTGGTGAAAACTTTCCTTATAAAACTATTAAAGTCGATAGGTGCGAAGCTGATGACGTTATTGGTGTATTGGCGTATAATACTCAAGAATTTGGTAAGCATGAAGATGTGATGATTATATCTGCAGATAAAGACTTTGCTCAGCTGCAGAAATTTAATAACATATCACAGTTTTCTCCTATGACTAAAAAGTTTATTAAAGAAGAGCATCCAAGAAAACAGTTACTTGAACTTATACTGAAAGGCGATACATCTGACGGTGTACCTAACGTTCTAAGCGGAGATAATGTTTTTGTGGATGGTTCACGCCAAACTCCTCTACGCAAGCCAATCATTGAAGCTCTAATGAATGATCCGTCGTCTCAAGGCCAAGAAGTTCTACGTAACATGCAAAGGAATAGAGAGCTTATAGATTTAGAATCTACTCCTCAAGAACTAAAAGAAGAAATTATATATAGATTTGAAGAACAGGATAAATGGTCTAATCGCGATAAAGTCTTTCCATTTTTAGTTGAAAAGAGATGTCGCAGATTGATCGATGATATTGGAGATTTTATTTAATGGTTGAAAAAGTTTCATTACAAGTCTGGGAAATTATTGAAAAAGCCCGGAATGAAAAAACTAAAAAAGGCAAAATCGAAACGCTTCAACAGCATGAATGTTGGGCTCTAAAAGATTTGTTAAAAGGTACATATGACGATATAGTTAGGTGGAATCTTCCGCCTGGTACACCGCCGTATGAGCCAAATAAAGAAGAAAGTACGCCTAGCTCTCTTCATAAACATCATAAGAAATTTAAACATTTTGTTAAGGGTCTTGCCGGTGACAAGTTACCCGGGGTTCGCCGCGAAAAAATATTTATTGATATGTTAGAAGCGATTCACCATAAAGATGCTGAATTAATAATTAATATGAAAGACAAAGAGAATATTGGTGGTGGTATCACCAAGAAATTAGTTCAGGAGGCATTTCCAAATTTAATTCAAAAGTAACAGGAGATTGTATGCCAGCGCAGTTTGAAAGACTCGAACGAGATGTGTTAGAATTAGAAACTTATATTGAAAAACTCAAAAACAGAAAGCGAGTGGATGAAGGATTAATTAATAAGTTAACCCGAAAAATAGAGTTTTTAAGATGTCACATAGCTGATAAAAAATTAATGATTGCTTAGGAGGTGCTGGCCGGCCGGATTATTCCGGTCGGTCACTACAAAAATAAAATGCCAACATATACTTTAAAAGATACTAAAACCCTACAAGAGTTTGATGTTACTTGCTCATGGGAAGAATTACAAGAAAGAATCGATCATATGCCTGATCTTGTGCAGGTAATGAAAGCTCCTAAAATTATTGGAGGAACAGGAGATATGTATTCTCGTATTCCTTCTGGATTTAAGGACGTACTGAGTCGTGTTAAAACTGGGTCTGCTAAAAATAATACTATAAAATGAAAAAAAATAATTCTTTGACTGTAAAGCTCGATGATCTTTTAGAATACGAGCCGATCACTCTAAATCAAAAAGCCGCGTTTGAAGCTTGGGACGATGAGGATAATCTTGTTTTAGCTGGTTCTGCGGGAACTGGTAAAACCTTTATTGCGATGTACATGGCGCTTGAAGATCTACTTGATCCTGATAGCGTACATAGAAGGTTGATTATTATAAGATCTGCGGTACCCACAAGAGATATAGGATTCTTACCCGGTAACGCAGAAGAAAAGAAAGATATGTACACTATTCCGTATAGGAACATCTGTACAGAGCTTTTTAATGATAAGGCTTCTTGGAATAAATTAATTACGAACAACAATATTATGTTTGAATCTACTTCGTTTATTCGCGGAGCTACGTTTGATGATTCTATTATCATTGTAGATGAAATGCAAAATTTAACTTTTCATGAACTAGATTCAGTAATTACTAGAGTCGGTAAGAATTCTAAGATTATATTTTGTGGAGATTATAGGCAAACTGATTTCAGATTTGAAGATGAAAAAGAGGGGATTTTTAAGTTCATAAAGATTTTAGAACAAATGCGAAACTTCTCTACTATTCAGTTTGGATGGGATGATATCGTAAGATCAGGTATGGTGAGAGATTATATCATGACAAAAGAAATGTTGGAGATAGACTAATGATAGAAATATACGGAACTGCAAACTGCGTCTGGTGCGAACGCGCTAAAAAACTGTGTGATGAAAATAATTTACGATATACTTACAAAGCCATCGACGATATAAAAAACGGTATTGCTTTTATGGAAGAGTTTGTAGTTAAAGTACCTGGCGCTAAAACTGTACCACAGATATTCTGGAATGGAAAATATGTTGGGGGTCACAACGACCTTGCAATTGAAATTGAAAATACAAGAGAATTCGGCCAAGGAGGTTTTTAATGGCTAAGTTTGGGAGATACGATCCTCGCAATAAAAAGAAAGATCGAAACAAAAAACACTCGCTTGATAAAGATAATAGAATAAGAGAGACAGATTACTCTGCAGACTCTCAAGTATTATTACGTGAAGTCCTATATGAAGAAGATTATATAGAAGACGAGCCACAGCAATTAAATTCTTAAGTTACTGATATTAAACGAAACAAAAACGTGTACATTCCATTAGTTATAGTGTAGAATAATACTATAATTAAGGAGAAATATATGATTGATAATTTGAATAAAGTAATCCTCACAGATTGTGACGGAGTACTTATGAATTGGGAATATGCATTTAATACGTGGATGCAATCTCATGGCTATGAAATGTTAGCTAGCGGCCCAGGTCATTATGATATGGGCGATCGTTATGGATTAACTAATGATAAAAAGAAAGAGTTAGTTAAGTTTTTTAACGAATCAGCTGCTATCGGATTTCTTCCTCCTTTACGTGATGCTATGCATTATGTTGACCTGCTACATCGTAAGCATGGCTATGTCTTTCATATGATTACCTCTCTATCGCTTGATCATAATGCTCAGGCTCTTCGTATTCAAAATACTAAAAAGCTATTCGGTGAAACAGCATTTGAAAAATTTATTTTCTGTGATACTGGTGCCGATAAAGATGAAGTACTAGAACCTTACAGAGACTCTGGTCTTCTGTGGTTAGAAGACAAAGTCGAAAATGCTGAACTCGGCGATAGGCTTGGTTTAGAAAGTGTTTTGATTGAACACGGTCATAATATGACAAATAGTAAATTCCCTTTAATGGCTAGCTGGAGTGATCTGTATGAATACATCGTTGGCTGAATTACTTTCAAATAGATATCAGTTTGAAGAAATTGTAAGTTTTAGAAAGACTTATGATTTACCTACGTATAATAGCGATATAGATAGCTTATATTATTTCCTAAATCACGGCGCAAAAAAGAATCGATTCCGTAAAAGATTCTTAGAAGCTTCAGATCTTGCTAAAAAGATTATAGAAAGTTATGAAAATGAAAACGCTAATTTACCAAGTATATACGGGCAAGAAGTCGAAACTGTATGATCACTGTACGGCTTCAGTAAAAGAGTATGCTAAACGCATCGGCGCTGACTATGAATGTCAGCGCACACCAATCTTAAGAATAAAGCCCGATATCTTTTCAACTAATAGGAGCAAAGAATCATATGAAAAATATGGTGGATTCCTTCCGATCTATGAGAAAGAAAATGCTTTCTCCTACCTCAAGTCGTACGATCAAATTGCTATTATTGACGCTGATATTTACGTACGGCCTAATTGCGAAGATTGCCTTTTTACCACTGTTGGCACTGCTGTTGATTTTGCTGGAGTATTAGAAAATACTGCACCTATCACTCAGGAATACAAAAACAAATTAAAAAATTATAGTAAAATGCAATACGGCATGAATCCGATTAGATCTAAATTTAATTGGTCAAATACCGGCGCAAACTTCTATAATATGGGTATGATGGTAATTAATAAATCTATTGAGAAATATTTAAGGGGAGAAACTCCTCATCAATTTTTAAATAGGCCAAGATTCAAACCATTTATTGACGGCGCTGGTGCTTGGAAATGGTCAACAGATCAAACGCTTCTCAATGTGTGGGTTAAAGAAGAAAACATGAGAGTAAATAACCTTCATTGGAAATGGAATGGTCTATATACGGCTAATACTAAAATTAAAGAATGCAACTTTGTTCATTTCTTTTTAAAGGATAAACTTCCAGAGAAGGGTGAAGATGTAAATGTACTTATGAAAGCGATAGAATGAAAGCGGTCTGCGTATATACTAAACAAATTTCACAATCTAAGAATGCGGCTGACCGCTGTCTCAAGTCGTCTTATAAGTATAATATTGATTTAGAGTTATATCCCTCTGTATGGCACGAAGATATTGATTCTGCTGTAAAAGATTTAAATATTAATTTAAAATATAAACCAGTAAAATCTCATATGACCGATTTTGCAAATAAAACGGCACCTTGTACAAGAATTGCCAATGGTATAACTCATTTTAAATTATATAGACATGCAGTAAAATTTGATGAAGCTGTTATGATACTTGAACATGATGCTTACTTTATAGGACAACCACCCGATCCTATAGATGATGGGATAATTCAAATATCTTGTACTAAAAATCAATGGAATTCTAAAAATTTATATCAATGCAGTCGCGCTAATAAAATGAAAAAATACGAACCGAATAGACATTATGATCATAATTGGGATAAGAAAACAGGTATTATAAAACATCCTCTTTCTGGTATGAATGCTACTGCAGGGTATATTGTAGGCCCAAAAGCCGCCCAAAAAATGGTTGAATATATAGAAAGAGATGGTGTAGGTTTTGCTGATAGAGTAAGAAGCGCTCATATTGGAGAAGGAAATCTATATTTACAGTCACCGCAAAGTGTAATGTGTGATCATATTGTTGCATCTATTGGAGTAATATAATGTTAGATAAATTATTTAAAAAATACAACTGTGATAAAAGTACCTTACAGCATAATTATGTAAAAGAATATGAAGCGCACCTTTTGTCGTTAAGAGAAAAAGAAATTAATATTTTAGAAATTGGAATATGGAAAGGAACTAGTTTAGAAGCCTTTCATGATTATCTTCCTAATGCACAAATTTATGGAGTTGATATATTTACTCGTGTATCTGAAAAAGATGTACCGGTGCTCAAGCGAGATCGTGTACATTGGATGAAAGCTGATAGCACACAAGAAAATCTTACTAAAAAAATTATTCAGCATTTTGGTGATATTAAGTTTGATGTTATTATTGATGATGGGCTACACACCCCGGAAGCAAATCTTAAAACATTTAATAATTTTTTCCCGCTCCTTAAAGAAGACGGAGTTTATTATGTTGAAGATGCATGGCCAATTGATATTCTTACTACAAAAGAAATGGAAAATAAATGGTTAAAAGACCGACCTGAAAAATATAATATGTTTAAATTCATGCCATTCTTATCTGAAATTAAAAAACATAATGTAACAAGACTTGACTTTCGGAAGATGTCAAATCAAGATGATAGCTATATTTTTAAAATAGAAAAAAAATGAAACCCGAAGATTTAAAAACACTATTTGCAGATGGAGTATCTGTAGTAGGAAATGCAAAATCAATATTACGAAAAACGCCATTAGCCCATGAAATTGATTCGCGGCCTACTATAAGATTTAATTGGATCGATTTAGATCACACGAAATATACTGGATCTAGAAAAGATTGTATATGTACAAATATTCCGCAAAAAATTAAAGAAGTTGAATATAAAATTTTAATAGGAAGAGTAAAAGATTCAAGGTTTGATTTTTTTCGTTATCCGGATGATCTATTATCTAACTTAAGGAAAAATCTAAGTAAAAAGCCTTCAAACGGTATTCGAATATTATATTTGCTTGATTATCTAGAAATAAAAGATGTACACATATATGGATTTGACTGGAAAGAAACACCTTCTTTAATTAAGAAAACTAGAAAGTCGACTCCAGAAAATGAGCACCATAATTATCAACAAGAAAAAGCTTTTTGTTTAGAATTAGTTCAACAAAATAATTGGAAGCATTATTAATGATTACAGAAAATTATAAAAAACAACTATCAAACATACATAAAAAAAGTAATTGGGGTGCTAATTCTAGATTATCTTCACCGAAGGTTCATAATATACCGGAATTAATAAAAAGATATAATGTTGAAACTTTAATTGATTTTGGTTGCGGTCAAGGTGGTGTTCATAAGTATTTAGAAAAAAAATATAATTTAAAAGATGCAACTGGTTATGACCCTTGTGTTAAAACATATGAAGTCTTACCGCAAGGCGTATTTGATATGCTAATATCATTAGATGTTTTAGAACATATTGAACCAGATTTTATTGATGACACTTTAAAATTAATAAACAATAAATTTAAAAAAATATCTTTCTTAAATATTCATACTTCTAAAGCTAAACTTATCTTGCCAGATGGGCGTAATGCGCATTTAATTCAGGAGCAGCCAGAATGGTGGAAAGAAAAAATTAGTCAGTTTATTGAAGGTAATATTATTGAAGAACGTTGGTTGCCATTTAATAAAAATAAACATAAAAATCCTGTCAACTATCTATTTGTAATTGAAAAATGAAAACGTATGCTATAGTAATAAAAGATCATAGTATCTCAGAACTCGGTTATAAAAAATTATGCGAGAGTTCTAAGGTAGTTCAAAATGACTTTGAGATAACAAAGTTTAACGCTATTATTCCTGAGCGAAATAAAGATTTAATGAAACGCCATAATATTGAATGGAATTACCCATGGTCTGGTCAAGTTTCTGATTTTGCTACAGGTCTTACTAAGTCTGCATATAAAACAGTTAATCCTCAGGCAAGAATAGCATGTGCTTTAAGTCATTGGACATTATGGAATAAGGTTGCAAGCGATAATAAGACGGTCCTAATATTAGAACACGATGCGTGTTTTACTACAAAGCTTGATATAACTATATCAAAAAAGTTTAATATCTTAGGAATTAATAACCCATTGGGGTGTACAAGACTGGCCAAAGTGTATTATAATAAAATTCTAGAAAATAAACAAGAACAACAACTCGTACCATGGATTGATTCACAAAATATTCCTCAGGGGCTGGCTGGAAATAGCGCATATATAATTACGCCTGCTGGAGCTAAGCAGATGCTTAAACTAGTAAAAGAATTTGGCCTATGGCCGAACGATGCGATTATGTGTAGACAACTAGTTACGGGTTTAGGTGTTAGTAGAAATTTCTATACTACTGTTCAAAAATTAAGAAGTACAACTACATCATGAAAAGTTTTGTTATAGCGATAAAAGATTTACCTGAATCAGTCCAGGCTGCAAAAAAATGCATAAGATCTGGAAATAGGCATGGCATTGATATAGAATATTTTGATGCTATAACTCCTAAAAATACTGACGTATATGCTAGAATGCATGAATTAGGATTGCCTTTATATTTTAAAGAAATATATTCTAGAAAAGATAATTGTATAGCAGCCTTTCTTTCACACTATTCATTATGGGAACAGTGTAAAGAATCTGGAGAAGAATATCAAATATTTGAACATGATGCAGTAATAGTTAACGATATTCCAGAAACACTTAATTATTTGGGTTGCATAAGTTTAGGAAAACCTTCATACGGAAAATTCGTTACACCTTCTACTATTGGTGTAAATACTTTAACTTCAAAAGAATATTTCCCTGGAGCACACGCATATAGAATAACGCCAAAGGGGGCGAGTTTATTAGTAACTGAATCTAAAAATTCTGCATGCCCTACTGATTTATTCTTAGATATAAGAAGATTTCCATTTTTGCAAGAATACTATCCATGGCCTGTAGAAGTAAGAGAAAGCTTTACCACTATTCAATCAGAGCGTGGCTGTTATGCTAAACACGGATACAACAATGAATACAAAATTATCTGATCTTTTTATCACCGGTTGTGATACTAATACGCAATGGCAATTGCCATGGTTTGTAGAAAACTTTAAAAAGCATAATCCTAATGCCGAGTTAATGATATACGATTTTGGAATGAAAGATAACCCATATCCAGAATTAAGTGTGCCCTTAAAAAGTAGTGATAAGGGTTGGTTTAAGAAGCCATCAGCGATGATGAAAAGTACACTCGTGGCAGATAAAGTTTGTTGGCTTGATACAGACTGTGAAATAAGAAAAAATATAGAAGATATATTTGATCAAACAGAAAAAAATAAAATATGCATGGCAGAAGATACTCCTTGGACATCTCGGCGTGGAGGCAAATGGTATAACTCGGGAGTTGTTGTATATGAAGGAACTCCTACTATATTAGCGCGTTGGGCAACTGAAATAGCCTATAGACCAGAAAGAGGTGATCAGGAAGTATTACACGCCATGTTAGATGACATGCAGAAGTTTATACATATTAAAGATCTTCCAAAAAAATATAATACGCTTCGACTCGATCTTATAGACGGATCGCAGCCTAAACAAATTAGCGTTATGCATTGGACTGGTCAAAAAGGTAATGATGAAATAAGGAAACAAATGAATGAGTAAAGTCGCTCATGTAATTGGTAACGGAGATATGGCTTCAATGTACAAGCCCTCTAAGGGTTTAAAGATTACTTGCAATATTCCTCCGTTTATGGTTAATAATGTTTATGCAACAGCTATTGTAGATTTTAAAATGTGCAAAGCTATCCATGAAGAAAGCGTTACGGTTCCGGGCGAATGGGTGTGTGGTTTTAGACCAAAGAAGTGGAGTGAAATGAATCCTGCATGGTACATGAAATATTCACCTCAGATCAAAGAATTTTATACTGTGTTACCAAAATATTGTAAAAATTACACTGACTTTAATTGTGGTCATTTTGCAACGCACTGGGTTGCTAATAAACTAAAAGCGACTGAGATCCATATGTATGGATTTGATTCTATATTTGATTTTACTGCTAGAAGTTTCACTGATTTGGTTCTTAATTCAGATAGAGGAAATACTAACAACCTTAGATTAATGAATAATTGGCGACCAATTTGGCCTTCAATGTTTAGAGAATTTCCAGATACTCAATTTGTACTTTATCATAAGCATGCTGATGCAAAGGTTAAACTTCCAGAAAATGTTGAAATAAGAACAAAAAATTAAAATTAGCCGTGTACATTACTTTTCAGACGTTGTAAGATCTGATTATGATGATGATAGAATTTCAAAATATACGCTCTGTTAAGTTTCAAGATTTAATCTGCGACGTACTAGAGTTTGGCCGAAAAAAATTATTTCCACGTCATAAACACGTTTATATAAATATTATTGCAACGCGCAATAGAGGAGTATATGGCGACTGCATGTATGAAGACGATCGTGACTTCACGATTCGCTTTGACACAACCCTTCCCCAGAAAGAAATCGTAACAACACTTTTGCATGAACTCGTTCATGTCAAACAATATCTCTATAAAGAAGAGATGAATTACGATCTTCCGTATGATGAAAGGCCGCATGAAATCGAAGCGCTTGCAAAAGAGAAACAACTAACGGAGGCTTACTATGGCCGCACGTAAAAATAATCAGTTATTTGATAAAGATTGTGGAGACGTAATTGATGACAATTTAAATATGACGGTGCCTTGGTATCTTATGGCAGCATACGCTTACTATGAAGAGGATCGTCCTATATTATCAGATAGCTATTTTGATAGACTAGCAAAGAAAATGTTAGAATATTGGGATATGATCGATCATTTTCATAAGGATAGTATAAGTAAAGAAATGTTAGAAGCGGGTACATTTTTAGGTGAGTATCCAAGCAGAGTAAAATATGGGCTTCAAGCTTTAAGAGGTAAAGATGGCAGATAGCGACGATCCTTGTGATGACGTTGTTGGTAATAATTTAACGGGTTGGGTAAAAACCAATAAAGAATATAAAAAAGAAGAAAAGGAAACAGTACCACTTTCATATGCTCGTTTTGAGCACGGATAAAAAAATTATAAGCCGTTGTTTACAAACAAAACAAAAGCGCGTAAAAGTGAAAATAAACGTGTACATTGCTTTCTACATGCTGTATAAAGGTTATATCAAAAGGAGAAAACAATGTCAAACTTCGGAATCAACTTTGTAACTGCTTGTTCAGGTGGCCTTAACTTTCGTATTCAAACTGCTGAAGGTGAAATCGAACGCCGCGCAGATGATACAGCCGATGGTGTATACTGGGTAGAGCGTTATGGTATTGCTTCTGATTGTTATCTTTCTTCAGATATGGATTTTGCATCTGAAGAAGGTTTTGCTGATGACGATGGAGCTAAAAAGTTTTTAAGCCGTATCATGAACAACGTATGTGAGGCGGCTTAATGTTTAGCCTCAATACACTTCTTAATGGCATGACAATTGCCGGTCTTTTCTTTGCAGTAGGAGCTA